GTTGACGACGAGCGACGTACCGGGCTCGCGGCCGGGGACGACCCGCCACCCGGCGGCCATCGCGCCCGTGTTGGTCGGGGTGTTCGCCCTGGCGTCGGCGGCGAGCCGCCCGGCGATCGCCCGGATGTCCTGCTGGACGACGAGCCGCCGCGCCTTCGCGTCGGTGACCGTGAACACGGCGTCAGCCATCGCGCGGCCCCGTCGCGATCGCGGCCCAGCAGTCGAGCCCGGTCCCTACCGGGTCGGCGACATAGCGGACCTGGCTCAGCGTCCACGACTGCCCCCGGATGACTGCCGTGTCGCCCTCGGCCGGTTCCGCCGACAAGGGCAGGAACAGCGACCCGCCGGGCACAGCGGCAGGGGCGTGCGGCCCGCGCCCGCCCCCGCCGCTCGCTAGCGAGTCCGACGCGGCCGGGGCGAGCTGGAGGTTCCCGATCCCGCACCAGCGCGGCGGCGAGCTGCCCGGCTCAGCCCAGCCGTGCGCGTCGCTCGTGCCGTCCGGCCGGTACAGCTCCACCCGGTCAGTAGCCAGCATCAGCGTCATACGCCGCCGCCTCCCACGCGCGGCCGACCGGCCGCGGTCGTCCGACCGGCGGGACGACCGCTAGCGACACCGAGCCGGACGTGTCGGCCAGCGAGCGGTGCCACGCAGCGCGGGACATCGCCAGGCCGAGATCGCCGCCGGGCGTCGCCCGCCCGTAGCTGACTGACTGCGCCCCGGTCGAGACCTGGGCGACGGCCAGGCCCGGCGGCAGCGTCGCGGCGTACGCCTCCCACTGGAGGGCGGCGCACAGGTGCGGGTCGTCGTCCCACCACGCCGCCGCGATCGCTTCCGCGTCGGCGCGGGGCAGCCCGCCGTCTGCGGGCGGCGCGAGGGGCGGCGCCCACAGCTCCCACGGCGGTCGCGGCGTGGTCACTTCTTGGCCGCGCCCCGCTCAGTGCCGGTGACTTCGCCGTGCGGGTGGTTGGCGAGCAGGCCGCCGCCAGCCGGGGCGGTCAGGTTAAGCAGGTTGCACCGCGCGAACGGGATCGCCCCGCCGGGCACGCGCGGCGTAACCGGCTTGATGATCGTGCAGCCGAACCGAGCCCAAATCTTGCACGGGACCACGTTGTCCTGGAACCCGGAGACGATCACCGAGCCGGTATCGCTGGCGATCACGCCGGACGGGTCGATGCGGAACCTGATGTCCTCCCGCACGCCGATAACGAGGTAGTCCCACGCGCCGGTGATGAAGGTCGTGGTGTTGACTCCCGGCGAGGCGTACTGACTGTAGGCGATCGGCTCGCCGTAGAGGGTGGGGCGCTGCTTGGTGCCGACCTGCTCGGTGCCGAGCAGCAGCGACCCGGTTTGGTCGCGGACGCCCCGGAACCGGCCCTTGGCCCCGATGTCGGCCGAGTGCCCGGTCACGTTGAGACCCTGGCCCTCCACGAAACTCATCGCGTTGTTCACGGCGTCCACCGCGTCGATCGCGGTCGGGAACGGCCCGGCCCCGCCGCCGATTGCGGTCGAGTAGAGGTTGGCGGTCACGCCGCCGACCGGGAAGGTAGCCGGGACGTTCGCGGGCGCCCCGCCGAACAGGACGGTCTCATCGAGCTTGATCGCGATGGCCTCGGCCATCTTCGGCCGCGCCCAGTTCCACAGGTTGATCGTGTTGTCATCGAGGTACTGCTGAGGGATCGCGACCACGGCGGCGATCTCCTCGGCGGTGATCGTCTGCGGCACGAGGGTCAGGTCCGTGTAGGGCTTGCGGCCGGTCCCGGCGGGCGGTGCCCCGGACCCGTGGACCCACTGCGCGGTGGGGAGTTTGCCGGTCACCGGAAGCTCGGTAATCCGGGTGCCCATCGGCATTGTCTGGGCGAGCTGGAGCACGGCTGACCGCTGCTCCACTTCGTCGATGATCTGCTGGCTGTACTCGTGGGGGATGATCCCCGAGAAGTCGGAAAGAGGCATTTCGGGCAGCTTTCAGCGCGACGACAGGTCACGCCGCTTTCGCGCTACCTCGCGCCTGCGCGGGCATCGCGCCTCGCGCTGGCCGGGCCTCGGCATCGCGCCTCGTGAAGCACCCGGATTCGGCTACCGGCTGCCGCTGGCATCGCGCCGCACGGCAACGGAGCCAGCATCCCCCCGCCAGCCGCAGCCCGTCAACTTCCGCGCATGATGTCGCGGAACAGGTCGCCGTTCGCGTTGCCGCCCTCACGCGGCCCGGCCGGGACTCGCCCCGGCGGCGCGGGCACGGCGGCGAGCTGATCGACCAGCGCCCCGATCGCCTTTTTGTCCGGCTTGCCGTCCTTGAGCAGCTTGGCCAGGTCGAGCACCGCGAGCGCCGCTTCCGGGTTGGAGATCCGCCCGGCGGCCTGCGCCCGGAACTCGGCGGCGGCCAGCTCCCGCGCGTGCTCCGCTGCCGCCTCGGCCTTGCCCTCCTCGCGGGCGGTGGCGACCGCCTTTTCCTGCTCGGTCATGTTCGCCCGCTCGATCTTCGCGAGCCGCTGTTCCAGGTCTTTGGACTTCTGGCGCTCGGCGGCTAGCGCTGCCTCCAGCTCGGCCCCGGCGGGCTTCGGGTCCGGCTGGCCGGTCCCGGTCGGGACGGGCGGCGCGGGCGGCGCGGTCGGCGCGGTCGGCGCGGGCGGGCTCCCGCCGGGCGGCTGGGCGGGGTCAGTCGGGACGGGCGGGGCGGGCGGTGCGGGTGCCGGGGGGGTGGTCATCGGGGGTGCTCCTTGTCTGCTCAGGGCTCGATCTGCGGCGCGGGCGTCGGCGGCGGCGGCGGAGCCTCGTGCAGCCCCGTGGCGAGCCCGGCGGCGACTTCCTCGGCGCGCAGCGCGGTCCAGCGCTCGACTTCCGCCGGGGTCGCGCCGTAGCGCTCCCATAGCACCTGGAGCGGCACGCCGAGCGATCGCATCTTGACGAGGGAGTCGGTGAGCTGCCCCGTCGAGCGGGTCTCGAAATCGGCCCACACCACTTCGGACGCCTGATTGGCTGCCGCCGGGCTGCCGACGAGGGTCAGCGCGATCCGCATCGCTTCCTCGTACGCTTCGCCGACGTGCGTCGCGCGCCGTCCGGTCTTGGCGACTAGCCCGGCCTCAGCCGCCTTGATCGCGTCGGCCGCCAGGTTCACGACCTTCCCGAGCAGGTAGTGCGGCGGGGTCTGGGTGATCGCGGCGAGCTGCGTAACGTCCTGCTCGACGGAACGGAGATAGCCCTCCAGCGTTGATTCGGGGATCGCGCCGAACCGGCTGTCGGGGTTCTCGGAGATCAGCAGCCGGTTCGCGCCGACCTCAAACGGCGGGGTCAGCTTCACCGTCTCGCCGTCCTCGGTGGTGGTCGTGGTGCGCCGCATCTTGACACCCGACGCGAAGATTTGCCGGAATGCGCCGTAGTCGGTCGCCACGAGGCGGTTCCAGATCGTCGTGTTGATCCGGTCCTGTATCGGCGCGGCCGACACCAGTTCCGACCGCGGCGGCTTGAGCGTGCGCGGCTGCGGCGCCACTTCCACCAGGCCGACGACCCCGGCCGGGTTCCGCTCGATCTGCGGGCCGCGCGCCCCCGGCTCCCAGGTCACGATCTCGTCGGGCAGGATCAGCACGTCCGTCGTCCGGTAGTGGTCCGCGTCGGACCAGCGCTTGTAACCGGCGATCCGGCGGCGGCGGTTGCCCGGCTCATAGAGGACCGTCGCCTGCTCGGGTGACTCGATGGTCATGCTGACCCCGGAGGGGTTGCGCTCGTCGGGCTGCACCAGCACGAATGACTGGCCGGTCACGAGCGCGTCGGTCTGGATCAGCTCGCTGTCGGCGTCCATCGCGTTCGCCTGCCAGATGGACATCGCCAGCTCGTTGTCCTCCTCGGTGCCGACCCGGAACCCGATCACGCGCATCCGCTCGCACACCGCCGAGACGACCAGCTCGCACCAGTTCGCCGACGCTTCGGCCAGCAGCGACTTGAATACCTGCCGCTCCTCGGTGTCGAGCATGGCGACGATGCCCGCCTCGTTGTCGTAATACGTCTGGAACCGGCGGGCGCGGCGGGCCTGGTCGTCCAGTTTGCGCGACGCTCGGGCGCGCAGCTCGTCCAGCTCGCGCCACTCGTCCGATATCAACAGCGGCTCGCTCACGGTGTCCTCCGATCAGAACCCGGCGGCGGCGTAGTCGTCCTCCCCGCCAGCGTGCCTTATCGCGCGGTCAAGTGCCATGATCGCGGCGACGATCGAGTCGATTTTGTCGGCGCTGCGGGACTTGTCCGGCTTGACGTTCCCCGCCGGGTCAGCTCGGGTCACGAGGTTCCCGGCCTGCCAGCGGGCGACCGGATTGTGACCGTGGCGGTAGTTCCCGGCGGCGACGAGCCGCAGCAGCTCCTTCGTCGGCCCGGACATCGACGCGAACCCCTGCCCGGTCTGGATCAGCGGGAACCCCTCGTCAATCAGGTCCGTCGATAGCTGGGTCGCGCCCCAGCGGTCGAACGCGATCTCCCGCAGGTCGTAGACCTCAGCGTCGGCGCGCAGCGCGACCTTGATCGCGTCGTAATCGATCACGTCGCCCTCGGTGACGGTGATCAGCCCGGCCTCAGCCCACGCCGACGCCTTGCCGCCCGTGCGCCGGTCGAGCACCGGCAGCGCCGACGCGGGCGTGAACACCCGCCAGAGCACGTCATGGGTGCCGTCGTCGCTCGGGAAGTCGAGCGCGTACGACGCCAGGTCGATCGTGCTCGCCAGGTCGAGCCCGGCATAGCACGCGCGGCCGGCCAGCTCGGGCGGCGACGCGGGCGCGGAGTCCCACGCGCCCAGCTCGATCGCGC